CCGGCAATGCCAAAAGCGCTCAAAGCTCGCTCACAGGTATGCGTGCCAGTGTAAATGTGGTAAATTCCGGACTGGATGCGTTGGGAAGCAGAGCGAAGTCAGCAGTTAATACGCTGGTAAAACAATTTTCAAACGCAGAAGGAAAAGCAAGGAGCTCCGGGAATGCTGTTGGAAACAACTTCAATAACGGAGTCCGCAATGGAATGAACCGGGCAGTATCCACAGCAAGATCCATGTCTGCATCCACGGTAGTGGCAATGCGATCAGCCGGATCCGGTTCATACAGCTGTGGTGTGTATATAGGCGCTGGTCTTGCGAATGGTATGGCGAGTCAGGTCGGACGTGTAAGATCTGTCGCAGCGCAGTTGGCAGCTGCAGCAGAGGCGGCAATTGTAGCAAAAGCTAAGATTGGAAGTCCGTCCAAGGTTACTCATAAACTGGGCGGCTATTTCGGTGAAGGATGGGTAAATGGAATTTCTGATAGGATCACAGATGCGAAAAAGGCAGCATGGAAACTGGTAGACATTCCGGATTTAGTTCCTGTTCCGGAAATTGGAGCTGGATTAAGAATTGGCATCGAAGATCTGAATGATGATTATGACTACACCAGAAACGAAACCTATACCATTTACGTCCCTGTTGAAGTAGATGGCCGGCAGGTGGCAAAGGCAACGGCGAAATACACCAAAGAAGAAATTGAACAGCAGCAGAAAAGAGATCTAAGGAAGAAAGGCATGAGATAAGGAGGGCAGATATGTATAAATTTGTGGACACTACAGAGAGACAGGAAGAGCAGATACTGCCTTCCGAAGCTCTCAACTTTAACGGAGTCTATTTTGAAAATGTAATTCCCGGATATCGGACACTGTATGTGTCCGGCCGGGAAATGATTGAAACAGAAATAACAGATCTATCTACAGAGATTATGGACGGATCTAGATATCGGAGAAAACGATATAAGCCAAGGACCATTACTGTCGGGTACCAACTGATTGCCAAGAGCAACGCAGAATTCCGGAATGCGTATAACAAATTGAATTCATTACTTGATGTGGCAGAAGCGAAGCTGATCTTCCTGGATGAACCGGATAAGTATTATGTCGGAACAAAGGTAAATGCCGGCGATGTGCCGCATGGAAGGAATGCGATCACTGCAGAAATTGAGTTCTATTGTGCAGATCCGTTTAAGTATTCCGTGGAAGAGTACGAGGTTATACCGACTGCAGATGATGGAACAACATTTGTTGTTGATTACAAGGGAACTTATAAAGCACACCCAACATTCGAAGCGGTGATGGAAAACGGAGAGAACGGTTTTGTCGGATTCGTTGATCAGGATAAACATATTTTGCAGTTTGGAAATATTGAGGAAGCAGATGGAGAGAACTACAAGGCGAATGAAACTCTTGCAACACTACAGGATTTTTTTAATGCACCAGATGATACATCAGGAACAGATTATATGCATCCTCTCTATGGAGCAAAAGGAAAACTTGGAACGACAACTTGGTTTAATAACAAATTCCTATGCTTAAAAGAAACAGGGACGCAGGTTGGCGGTGCGAATGGAGGTCTCAGGACAGTTATCTTACCAGCAGATTCCAATGGGGATAAAAGTGGATGTAAAAATTTCTACGCATATTTCCATATCTTGTTTTATGCAGGATTGATGGGGCAGACCGGAGAAATGTGTATCAATTTTCTCACAGAGGATAACAAGCTAATCTGCGGCGTGAACTGGTATAAGATAGATATGTCAGGAAATACAGGACACTATGAGCTGGTATGCTATAACGCGAACAAAAAAGATACGGATCGCCAAGCAGCGGGAAAAGTGCTGAAAGAGTATAGCTACACGACCAGTCATTTACACACGCAAAACCCCTGGTATTGGGATTGGGGACATTGCGATATCCGGAAAGAAGGAAGTAAGCTTACATTCTTCTACTGGGGTGGATACCCAAGTTTTACAGTGCCGGAGATCGAGGACATGAAATGCACCAAAATACAGATAGCGATAAAACAATGGGGAAGCAGATCCGGCAGCAGGTATCTGACATATAACGGAATCAATAATTTTTGGTTCCAAAAGCTGCATGTAGACAAATGGAGAGACGTACCGAATAAATTCGCACGAACCAGCAAAGTTGTTGCTGATTGCAAAGAAGCCTCGGTAACTATGAATGGGCTGCCGAAACCGGAGCTGGGAGCTCTTGGTAACGACTGGGAAACATTTTGTCTGAAGCCGGGAGTTAATCAGGTTCAATGCCTGTGCTCCAGCTGGGCGAAGAAACCGACGTTTAGAATGAAGTACAGGGAGGTGTTCTTGTGATCATATATTTTGCTGACAGGGCAATGAATATTTTAGGATCAGCATCAACCGGATTGCCGAAAGGACTGATGATCACAAATGATAAAAAGACAGAAGAAATATCAGAAGGTGTAGCAATTTTCGAATGTAATTTGGATTACAATTTTGTAAATCCGGATGAGGACGAAGAACAGGAAGTTGATGTGAAGAAGCTTGCAGCAGTCGGGAATTTCATCTTAAAACAGAGCGCAGACGACGGTAAGGCAGAAGTTTATACGATTATTGATTCGACGATAGATCCGATTCAAAAGGATGCATCCATCTATGCTGAAGATGCGGGACTGGACCTGCTGAACGAAGTGGTTGGAACATACACTGCAGACAAAGCATATAGCATTGATCATTATATTAATAAATTTGCATATGATTCCGGATTCGAAATCGGGATCAACGAAGTAAGCAATCTTACAAGAAAGTTATCCTGGGACGGTGAAGCTACAGCTACGGAAAGGCTATTGAGCGTAGCTACGCAGTTTGATAATGCTGAGATTGAATTCAGCTTCAAAGTCGAGAATATGGCTGTGACTGGAAAATACATCAATGTGTATAAGAAGAGAGGGAATGATTCGGGTGTTACTTTGACTGTTGGTAAAGAGGTTAGTGGATTTCGAATCAAGAGTTCTATCGCAGATCTTGCAACAGCATACCGCTGTACCGGCGGAACACCGGAAGGATCAGAAAATCCGATCACACTTGATGGGTATAAATATGATGATGGTGATTTTCATGTATTCGGGAACTATGTGATGTCCAGAAAAGCACTGGAAAAGTGGAGCCGGTATCAGATCAAGACGGAAAAGAAAGAGGATGATGTGGGGCATATCGTGAAGTCATTTACGTACGATACGACATCAAAATCAGAACTGTGCAATCGTGCCGTGTCCAGCCTTAAGAAGATCTGTGATGAAGCTGTTACCTACGAGGTTGAGTTGTTATATCTTCCGGATGGAGTAAAGGTAGGTGATACGGTATCCATTGTTGATGATGACGATAATACATATCTTACTGCAAGGTTGTTGAAATTAGAGACCTCGGAATCGAACGATACGAAAGAAGCAGAGCTGGGTGATTATGCAAGACAGGAAAGCGGAATTGATGAAAAAGTCATTGAGCTGGCAGAGCGATTTGAGAAGATCGCTAAGAATCGTAATTTTTATACGTGGACAGCCTTTGCAGATGATGAAAACGGGACAGGAATTTCGGCCAATGCTTACGGAAAAGACTATCTCGGAATCGCGACGAACAGACTTACAAAAGAAGCAGATCTTTCTGATCCGACGCAGTACACATGGGTAAAGATAAAAGGTGAGCAGGGCATTCCGGGAGCAGCGGGTAAAGATGGTAAAACAACATATTTTCATATGAAATATTCGGCGGTACCGAACCCGACATCATACAGTGACATGACGGAAACGCCAAACAAATATATTGGAACCTATGCAGATTATGAACTGGATGACAGTACAGATCCATCGAAATATACGTGGGGAAAATTCCAGGGCGACAATGGCGAAGATGGTGCAGATGGAATTCCAGGGAAAAATGGAGAGAACGGCGAGACGAGTTATGTGCATTTTGCTTATGCGACCAGTGCGGATGGAAAAACTGGATTTTCGACAACAGATACTGCCGGGAAAACATACATGGGACAGTATGCAGATTTTGAAAAAGCTGATTCTGAGGATCCGACAAAGTACCGGTGGGGAAAATTTCAGGGGCCAAAGGGGAAAGATGGCGTGGATGGTGAGAAAGGTGAACCGGGAGAAGATGGAATATCTCCAACTGTAGACATCACAAAATCCGGAAATGTGACGACGATCAGCATCACAGATAGAACCGGGGATCATGTAGAAACTGTAAAAGACGGTGAAAACGGAACGCCTGGGAAAGATGCCATATTGATATCAGAGACAGCGCCGGAAAAACCGGAGATCGATCAACTATGGCAGACTGCATCAGGCGAGCCTATAAAGCGTTGGACTGGATCGCAATGGGTAGTGCATTATCTGTCGGTAGAAAATCTTGATGTAGAGGTATTAAGTGCAATTGCAGCAAATTTAGGCACAGTGATAGCAGGCATCATAAAAAATAAAGAAGGTACCGTTAATTTTGATGTTGAAAAAGGCATAATCGATACATACAACGATACCAATGGATCATCGTCAAGTTACGGAGCCGGATCTACATGCTACATGGGAAAGGACCCAGCCGGAAATGCGGCACAGTTGGCTGTTAATTATTATCAGCTGGTCTATGGAGACAGAGCTGCTGGAACAAAAACATCACTGACTCCGATGAACGGAGACTGGTGGGTTGGAGCAGGGGATCCGTGGAACGGAGACAACGATACAGTCTTACCGATTTACGCATCTTTGAATCATCTGATCCAGAAGGCAACTGGCATGATCGCTGGTTCGAAAGTAGTCAAGATTGCAAATGGGAAAGATTCAGTGGCATTATTCACTGCGGCCGAAGTTGCAACATTGCTCGGAATAACTGATGGTGGTTCAGCGAACGCGACCGTAACCATATCTAATGGCGATGGAGCTGCATATGGAATTCATATGGAAGGCTGTACGTATCAAGATAATATTTGGTACGCATGTTTCGCCGGGCGCAACACCTCCGGAATATCACTGCCGGTGCGTATTAACTATATCATTATGGCTATATAAGGAGTTGTTTGTATGAGACGATTAGAATTTATAGTACACGGACAGAGAATTGAAAAATCCAGCACATGTTCATTTGCCGGCTTGGTGAAGGGAAGTGAAGGATATCTGAAAGCATCCTTTTCTTTTGATGAGGATTGGGATGGATGCGCAAAAATCGTAAAATTCCGGGACGAATTTGGTTGCGTGAAAGAATCCGCACCGGTATACGAAATCAACGGCAAGAATGTATGTGACATACCAAACGAAATTCTTACTTATGCGCGGATATACATATCTGTAATCGGTCATAAGAAAAATTATAAAATAACTACGAATGAAGTGGAGGTATTACAGAAATGACAGAACAGGAAGCTTTAATGCTGGCTCAGGCAGGCATAGATGGATCTGGAACACTACTCATTGACGCAGATACGAGATCCATATACATTCCTGAGTCAGAAAAATTCTTTGGAGTTGAATCAGATCAAAATGTTGAAAGAAAAAAGTTCAAGTGTCCTAAAATCGTGGGTGACAATATAGACTTATCAACGCTGCATCTGTATATCAATTACCAGAATGGCAATGGAAACAAAGACTCTTACATGATTCAGGATATGGCAGTAAGCGGTGATTACATAACGTTCTCATGGGTGCTGAGTCGAAATGTAGCAGCATACAAGGGAACTGTCAGGTTTGTCTTTTGCGCAAAAAAAGCCGATAGCTCCGGAAACCTTGTGAACGAATGGAATACTACCGTAGCTGAAGGTGAGGTTATAGAAGGGCTGGAGGCAACTACTACGGTTGCTGATAATAACCCGGATATAATTGAACAGATGCTGACATTGTTGGAAAACGTCTCTGATGAGCCGGTATTCACAGAAGCAAGAACGCGGGAAAATGTAACAAACGGGGACAAAGTGCCTGTATTGTGGGGAAAAGTTAAAAAGTGGTTTGCAGATCTTGGTACTGCAGCATTCTGCAAAGTAGTGAATAATCTCACAACTGCCGCAGAGGGAGGCGTGCTTGATGCCCGACAAGGAAAAGAACTTAATGATGCGCTTGCAAAATTAAACAAATTGATGGGAAGTGCGGATATATCAGGCATTGGAAACGGCACAGTTACGGGTGCTCTTCTTACATTAAATAGCAACCGCACGATGACGATTGAAATAAAAGGATCTGGTAATGCTACAGAAATAATAGCAAATAACTGGGATAATCTCCCGGTTAATATACCATTAGACCTATATTTAAGAACATCCACCGTCAATTGCACTGCTCACGGGTATAGATACGGAAAATACGGAATGTTCGAAATACTATCAATTGAGCGTTCCATGTGTGGGTGGTTATACCGATATCTGGATGAATATACTTTCTATGCAAATTCGATGATTAAATAGCAACCGCCGAACACCTGTTATCGTCGTGAGTGCAGATGATGAAAAAGAGTTATGTAGAAAAATTGCCGATGTAATA